CGCCCGCGCTTTTTTGCGCGAAATTAGGCAGGGGGGCTATAGATCAGGCCGGCCAGGCCAGGATCCTATCCGATCGGCTGGTGATCTCGACCGCGGGGTGGACCGGATGACGCGCGGACGAAAACCAAAACCGACCGCCGCAAAGAAGCTCCGCGGGAACCCTGGGAAGCGGCCGATGAACACGGCCGAACCGGCCAGCCTGGAAGGTATTCCACCGGCGCCGCCGGATCTCAGCGAAGTGGCCCGCGCGGAATGGGTGCGCGTCACCACGGAACTGGCCGAGATGCGCCTGATCGGGCGGGAGATGCGGATACCGCTGGTGGCCTATTGCGAGACCTACGCGATTCTCCACCAGGCCCGCGAAGAGATGGCCAAGAGTCCAGGCCTACTGATCACCACAGACAAGGGAAACATTCTCCAGAACCCGCTGGTGCCGATCTTGCGAGGGGCCGCTATGGCGCTGTTGAAATTCTCGGCCGAATTTGGGATCACACCATCGGCCAGGACGCGCGTCACCGCGATCGGATCCGCCACCGATGAAGACGATGAATTCGACCAGCTCCGCCTTCGCATCGCGGGAAAGGTCGGCTAGATGAATGATCAAACCACGATCGGCCCGCGCGAAGGCCAGACGCCAAGGCTGGCTGGACTGGATCCAAACCGAAAACGACGAGCGCGCCGCGTGCGAGGGTTACTATTTCGACCTTCCAGCGGCGGAGCTGGTGCGGGACTTTCTCGGCCTGTTGCGATTGACGGATGGAGAATGGAAAGATCGGCCGCTGAAGCTGATGGACTGGCAGTGGCGTGGGATCGTCGGGCCGCTGTTCGGCTGGAAGCGGCCCAACGGCCTGCGCAGATTCCGCCGCGGGTACGAATCGACCGCCAAGAAGAACGGGAAATCTGGCCTGGCCAGCGGCCTGTCTCTCTATATGCTGATGATGGATGGAGAGTCCGGCGCCGAAGTCTACGTGGCCGCGTGCGATCGAGCACAGGCGGGGATTATCTTCAACGAGTCCGCGCGGATGATCGCCAAGAGTCCCACGCTATCAAAGCGCCTGGATGTGATCGCCAGCCAGAAGCGGATCACCTATCCGGCCACTTACTCGGCCATGCAAGCGCTAAGCGCGGACGTCCGAACGAAGGAAGGCCTGAAGCTATTCTTCGGATCGTTCGACGAACTCCACGCGCAGCCGAACGACAAGCTGTGGAACGTCCTAAAGTTTGCGATGGCCAGCCGCCAGGAACCGCTACTGCTGTCCTGGACCACCGCGGGAGACACGAAGGATCCAGAGCATATTTGCCGGCGCCAATACAACTACGCCAAGGGCGTCCTAGATGGCACGATTCCCGATCTCCATTATCACGCCTACATCGCGGAAGCGCCCGCGGATGCGGACTGGACGAAAGTCAAGACCTGGAAGGCGGCGAACCCTGGCTGGGGCGTGACCGTGAAGGTGGACCAATTCCACGAAGACTTCGCACAGGCGAAGGGATCCGCGGTGGATCGCCACGCCTTTCGTCGCTACCGGCTGAATCAGTGGGTATCGTCGAACGTCCTGTGGATCAAAGAAGAACAATGGGCAGCCCGCGCGGTGGACTTCGCGCAGGCGGTGGAGGATCTCGATCTGGAGAACCGGCCGCGGTGGATCGGCCTGGACCTGGCCGAGTGCGACGATATCAACGCCAAGGCGGAGATCTGGAAGATCACCACCGCGCTCGAGCCGGATCCAAACAACGAAGACGCGCCCACCAGCGAGGATCGTTATTATTGTCGGTTTCGATTCTACGTGCCACAGGGAACCGTGGACGAACGGATCGCCAAGGGAATCGATCCAACCTACCAGGAGTGGATCGCGCGTGGCTGGATGATCGCGCTACCTGGCGAAGTGGTAAACCAGGACTATATCAAACAGGCGATTATCGCGGACCACGAAGCTGGTGGCGTGATCGAAGTGGGATACGATCCGTGGCAAGCGCTGAAGCTGGTCGGCGAACTGGACGCGGAGGGGATCGAGTGCGTGAAGATTCCGCAAACCCTGGCCCACCTGTCCGAACCGTCCAAGGCCTTCGAGCGAGCGATCCGCGATGGCCGGATCTATCACGATGGGAACCCTGTAATGGCCTGGATGATCGCGCATTGTAACGCCTACATCGATCCGAATAAGAACATTAGACCAGACAAGAAGCACAGCGGCGGGAAGATCGATGGCGTGGCCGCTTTGATAAGTGGCCTGGCCCGCGCGATCCCTGGTGATGCAGATCTATCACAACCAACCATCACGGTATTATGATCAGACAAATAGCGAACAGAGTCCGGCGCCTGATGGCGGCCGCCACCCTGGCAACGTCCTATATTTCTAACCCGGCCGAGTGGTTTAAGACGTGGGTCACCGGTGGCGGGACCAACTCCGCGGGCGTGGCCGTGAACCGATCCACGGCGCTGACCCTCTCGGCCTGTTACGAGGCGCAAGATATTTTGGCCAGCGATGTGGCCAAGTTGCCGATCCACGTGATGCGCCGCCTGGACGAAGGCGGGAAGGAACGCTACCAGGATCATCCGGCCTATTATCTGATCCGCCGCAAACCGTGCGCGGAGCTGACCGCCTTCCACTTCGTCCGAACCTTGACGCACCACGCCTTGACGTTCGGCAATGGCTACGCCTACATCTATCGGGATTCCAACTACGCGCCCACAGAGATGGTGCCACTGGATCCAGAGACCACGTACCCCACGCGGATCGATGGCCAATTGTGGTACGTGACCCACGTCTGTGGCCAGCCGCGAAAACTACGTCCGGCCAACGTCCTACACATCCGCGGGATGGGATTCGATGGCCTAGTCGGCTATTCGATCATAAGCCTGGCCGCGGAATCGATCGGCCTAAGCCTGGCCGCGCAGAAATTCGGTGCCACTTTTTTCGGATCGGGATCCGTGGCGTCTGGGATTATCGAATACCCTGGCAAGATGAACGCCAGCGCCCGCGAAGCTAATCGTGAGATGTGGAACGACGTCCACGAAGGATTGAAAAAGTCCCACAAGATCGCCATCTTCGATCAGGGGATGAAGTTTACGCCGCTTACGATCCCGCCAGAACAGGCCCAATTCCTGGCCACCCGCGAATTCCAGGTCCGTGAGATCGCGCGGTGGTATAAGATGCCGCCGCATAAACTGGGCGAGAAGAACGCGGCCAGCCGCGCCACGCTAGAACAGGAAAACAGATCATATATCGAAGGGACCCTGGATCCCTGGCTGATCGCGTGGGAAAGTGAAATATGGGATAAGCTACTCACCGAAGAAGAAAAGCGCGGCGATAAGATCCTGATCGAGTCCCACCGGCTGTCATTATTAAAGGGCGATTCGCGGACGCGCTACGCTAACTACCACCAGGCGCTACTAGATGGATGGATGAACCGCGATCAGGTCCGCGATGCGGAGAGTATGAACCCACTTCCTGATGGCGCCGGCCAGGCCTATTTTATCCCGCTGAATATGGACACCACCGGCGACGATACCACCACCACGGACGAAGACCGCGAAGACGAAGCGGAGAAGGCGGCCGAAGCGAAGGCGGCCAGGCGGGCGCTGATCCTGGACACCGCGGGCCGCCTGGTCCGCTGGGAGATCTCCGCGATCGAGCGCCTAAAGAAGAAGGGCGTGGCGGACCTGGAAGACCAGGCCACGGAATTCTACTCGGCCCACCAGGCCAGGATCACCGCGGCGCTGATGCCGGTGATCGGTGCGCTGATGCCGAACGATCCAGAAGACGCGGCGGAGCTGGTGAACTTCGCCGCGGTGGCCTACGTCCGCCACAGCGAAGACGCCACCGTCCTGGCGGATATCCTGACCGATGCCGAACGGGACCAGTGGGAAGCCGCCGCGGCCGAAAAGCTGGCCGATTATTTTAGCGAGATCTAACCAACCACCGCCGGCCTGGCTGGCGCCCACTTCACGAAGGGATCCCACGATGAAGACCAAACCGAAAAGCGTCTCACCGATCACGTTCAAGGCGCTGGACGCCGGCGAAGCGGAGATCCTGATCTATGATGAGATCGATCCATTTTGGGGAACTGG